GAATTTGATAAACTTGTCTACCAGCTTCCAATTCAACGTAGTCTTTTTTAAGTTCCCATGGACCATTGGTTTGTAAACCAACTTGTTTTGAATATGCATAGGTATATTGAGTCATGAAATCAAAACTTCTTACACTCAAGGCGAAAGCCATATCAGTAGTGTCAATACTTTGACCTAACAAAGATTGCCATTGATGTTCAATTAACCATTCTTGAACATATTGTGCGTAATCTTCTATACATATTTCTAGTAGTGTACATAATTGGTCTTCTGTTAATTCAATTTGGCGTATAGGTGCACCTAATGAATGTCTTAATTGACGGAACAACTTTTCTTTTTCGTCTAAACTAATTCCCATATTTTTCTTTTCTTATAAATATAAGAAAAAATAGAATTAACCCAAAAATTTCTTTGTTATTTATGAATAAGTACTAAATATATCTTTTAACAATATTGTAGATATTTATTAACATGGAAAAAGAAATTAAATTTATAAGCAAAGCAAGAATTATACACAACGATAAATATGATTATTCTAAAATCGCTTATAATGGAATTAAAAATAAAGTTAAAATAATGTGCCCAATTCATGGTGAATTTGAGCAAACACCGCATCATCATGTTACTAGAAAACAAGGTTGTCCTAAGTGCAGATATCTTACCGTTTCTATTAAAACTAGAAAAAGTAATGAACAATTTATTGAAAAAGCTGAATTTATTCATGAAAAAAAATACGATTATTCATTAGTTGAATACGTTAACGCTAAAACTAAAATTAAAATAATATGTCCAGAACATGGTGTTTTTGAACAAATACCAGATAACCATTTACAAGGTCAAGAATGTGGTAAGTGTCATGGTTTACATAAAACAAATAATGATTTAATAAATAAAGCTGAATTTATTCATGAAAAAAAATACGATTATTCATTAGTTGAATACGTTAACGCTAAAACTAAAATTAAAATAATATGTCCAGAACATGGTGTTTTTGAACAACTATCTTATGCTCATTTATATGGGCAAGGTTGTCCAAAATGTATTGGTTTAAATAAAACAACAGATACTTTTGTTAAAGACGCTAAAATGGAACATGGTGATAAATACGATTATTCGAAAACAGTTTATAAAGATTCAAAAAGTAAAATAGAAATCGTTTGTGAGAAACATGGTGTTTTTACACAAACACCTAATATGCATCTAAGAGGTAATGGTTGCCCTATTTGTAAAGAATCAAAAGGGGAGAAGAAAATTAGAGAATATTTAATTAAAAATGGTGTTAAATTCAAGCAACAACACACATTTCCAAATTGTAAGAATATACAAGTTTTACAATTTGATTTTTATTTGCCAGACTATAACACATGTATTGAATTTGATGGTATACAGCATTATAAACCAGTAAATAGATTTGGTGGTGAAAAATCGTTTTTATTAACTAAACAAAATGACTCAATTAAAAACAAATTTTGTTTAGTTAATAAAATAAATCTTAAACGAATACCTTATTTTGAAGATGTGTTTGAGTCGCTTAATAATTTGATAGTTAAGTAGTAAGCTTCTTGAATCGATTTAAATGAAACATTTGGGACTAGTAATTGTTTACCCACTTTTACAATTGGAACTTCTTCCGCTTTTGATATTTCCATAATCTTGTTGAACTCTTCTTCGTTCTCTGGAAGGTTAACGTCAACGTCTTTGAACTCGATACCTTCGGCTGTTAATATGTCCTTTAATTCAGTACAGTAAGGACAGTCTTTAAATCCATAAATTGTTACCATATTTTATTCTATTAATTGTTCTGATAGTAAATCAGTTATTTCATCATCTGTTAATTTTTTCTCACCCATAATGGTTGAGATAATATCTTTTTTATTTCTAAGCATTTCCCACATTCTTGTTGATATTGTATCTTCAAATAATTGATAATAAACGTTTACATCGTTCTTTTGCCCAATTCTGAACGACCTATCTTCTGATTGTTCGTTATTACAATGATAAATATTTTTAAAAAGAAAGTAAATATATTAATTTTTAAAAATATTAATATATTTATTAATGTGGGTACAATGTTACCACAAATAATAATTTAATTAAATTAATTAAAATGAAAGAAACGGAAATAAAAATTAGAATAAATTCTGAACTTAAACATAAGTTTAAAAATAAATGCAAAATTGAGTCTTTATCAATGAGTGATAAAATAGTTAATTTTATAAATGATGATATTAATTGTATCGAAGATGGTGTTTATTTAGCACAAGAAAAATCAATTAGAATATTATTAACTAAAATGGTTTTAAATAAAATTTTAACCAATGGATTATTCGAATTTACTGACACACTTAAAAAAGTTTTAGAAGATGCATTAAAAGAGAATTTAGGTTTTGAAACCATTGTGTCAGATATATTATTTAATAAAGAAAATAATATGACTTATGGTTATGTTCAATTTTACTTAGAAGATTCAACACCATATAACATTGATTTTAAAGTTATTCCAAATGCAAAGTAAAATATGTACTAAATGTAATATTGAGAAATCAATTACTGAATTTCACGTTAATAAATTAGGTAAAGATGGTTATTATTGTCAATGTAAAGAATGTAAAAATAATTATAAAAAAGAATACAATCAAAAAAACCAAGATAAAAGACGAGAATATAGATTAAAAAATAAACATGTTGGTTTGTGGAGAAGCGTTCTTAAAATGTCACTATGGCGATTAAACACTAAAAAAGAAGGTTACACAATAGACCTTCTTGGGTACTCTGCCTTAGAATTTAAAAAACATATTGAGCTGTTATTCACAGAAGGTATGTCATGGGATAATCATGGTGAGTGGCATGTTGACCACATTAAACCAGTAAGTAGTTTTGACACAACTGAGCACCCTAGTGTTGTCAACGCATTGGAAAATTTAAGACCTATGTGGAGTACTACTAGGGTGATTAATGATGTTTATTATGAAGGTAATCTAAATAGAAATAAAATTAAACGTAAAAAGTTATAATTCACCATCTAACATTTTTTGAATTAATAAATCAGTTTCATCTTCTTTTGATGTATTATCAACACCTAATATTGTGTTAATTACTTGTTTTTTTTGTTTTAAAGTTTCCCACATCCTAACTGAAATCGTGTCTTCAAATAATTGATAATAAACGTTTACATCGTTCTTTTGCCCAATTCTGAACGACCTATCTTCAGCTTGTTCATTATTACCAGTTACCCAATCAAATGAATTAAATATTACAACAGTAGCTTGTGTAAGTGTAATTCCAACACCAGCACTCTTTATATTACCAATAAATACTTTTATTTTATCGTTATTCTGGAACTGGTCAACTGAATGTTGTTTTTTAGCATTTGATAACGAACCATTATGTCTTACAGCCAATTTACCAAAATGATTCGCAATTATATCTTGTTCTTCTGAAAATGAAGTAAAAATAATTACCTTTCTACCCATTTCTAAAGCATTTTCAACCATTTCAATAGTGTATGGGATTGCTTGAATTGCAATAAATTGTCTCAATAAAATTAATTCAACCAAATCTTTTTGTGACTCATTAGTCCTTTTACCTAATTTCTTTTTCATTTCAACATATTCATCCCATAATTGATGGTACATCTTCCACCCCTTAGAATCTAATTGATGGTACATAGGGGTTACTATTTTATCTGGCATGTCGATAGCTTCCGTTTTTAAACGCCTTAATAATAAATTTTTTGTTTTATTTGATAATTCTTCTAAATTTGACGCACCATCAGTTATCCATACTTGCTTTCTTTGACCATTTTTAAGCGTTCTAAAGAACTGTTTACCATCACAGTATCTAACAGCGTAGTGTTTCCAATTATTAGCTATAGGTGACTTAATTAACTTTAAAAGATTAAAGAAATCCATAGGTCTATTTGCTACTGGTGTACCAGTAAGTAACCACACTTTTGGTATATTGTGTTTAACACAAACATCAACCATTATTTTACCTCTAATACTCTCATTGTTTTTTAAATTATGTGCCTCATCCACAATACATAAATCAAATTTAGCGTTGACTAAATCTCTAATTTGATTTGGTTCTTCTTCACCTTCTTTTAATTTTCTAGTAGGTGGTAGTGTATGAAAATTCTTTAAAATATCAAAATTTATAATAGTAAATTTACTTACATCCCATTTCTTTCCATCGATAATTGTTGTTTCATCACAAAAAACTTTTATTTCACGTTCCCAGTTAATCTTTGTTGATGAAGTTGTAACAATAAGAATTCTTTCAGCACCACTCTCAATAGCACCAATAATTGATTGAGTTGTATTATGCGTTACAATCGCATTCTCAACAACATATAATTTATCTGGTGCATCTACAGCAATACAAACCGATTCACCTTTACCACAAGGTTCGATATTTTTAATATATCTACCAATTTTATATTTTGTAGGAGGATTATAATCGTTAGCCTTTCTTTTTAATCTGAATGGATTGAATTGTTCTGGCATTTTAATATTTAATCTATAGGCACGTTTACATATAACTTTTGTTCCATCTTCTTTTTTATATGAACCAATTTTACTTTTCTTTCTGACAATACCACCCAAAGAATGTACAATATCCGCAACATCATCAGCTAATCTTTCAGATACGGTACAATACTCAGTACCATTGAATTCACCGTTTTTTGATTTCATACAATGACCATCAGTATCCATAAGACCTTGTAATATCGCAAGTCTATTTTCGATACTAGAATATTTATAAATTTCTGGAATGAATTTAGTATCTGAATGTGTATCAGATAAACCTAAATTATTTATATGGTTTAGTATTTTGAAATAAGCTATCCTGATATTTCCAGTAGGCTTTCGTTCAATAAAATCATAGGTTTCAAATATCTCATTAAAATCTTCTTTATGTATACCTATTTTAATATTGTTTTTACTATCAAAATGACCATCACCCAACGCAACACCTAATAAGTAAGGTTCAATCGGTAAAACATCGTTATTTTCAAATTCAATTGGTTTAACAATTGGAATTTGCCATTTAGAATCACCATTTTTTTGTTTATAATATGTTTTAAACTTATATGGTCGTTTTTCATTCCAACCAGTACCAATTTGTTCTAATATTAGGTTTTCATCTAACATTTGTTCAGTACTAAGTGTTATATATCTATTTTCTCTATTTTTAGAATTTTCACCAGAATTACATGAAGATACTGTCCATAAATGTTCCTTACAACATAAAATACTATACCCATCATTAAATGTTACTTTATATAAGTCTTTTTCACCTTGCGGATAAACACCTATAATATTACACGGTTTACCATTAGAACCAATTATTCTATCACCAACTT